CAAGTGGTATCTGACGCATCAGGCACAAGGATATTTAGATTTCTACTTTGTTAATTTATACTGACCCACAATTCCACTTACGTAGTGCAAGAGCTTTGCGAGTTAACTTGCCATCTTTCTTTAATGGTCCTTTTACCTTGGACATTCTTGCACAAAAAGATTTTCTTCTGCCTTTCTCTGTCTTGGTTAGACCTGTCTTTTTAGTAACAGGAGCTTGCAAGTTTCCACCTGTTGCTCGGTTGTATTTTCTACGACCAGAAGCAGTAAGACCACCTGTGGGGTCTTTATCCTTCTTAGTCATTGATACGCCCTTAGACATAAAAGATGTAAGCTATTTAAAATATAACACCTATGCAGTTTGTTGTCGTCTTTTGTGATTGTAATTTATTCTCTTACTGCTAGTTTTTGCTTTTTTAAATTTTAATTTTTCTCTACTAGACATTTCTTTTGTAGTTTTTGGAGTCTTACTACTAACTCTTTTAGAAGGTCTGCAAGCAGGGTAACCACTACGCTTCTCTCCTTTCTGCCGACCACAAGGTTTGCCAGTTTTTACGTCAACCCACTTTTCATCAAACCATCTTTTTAGACTCATTTGCCTACTTGTTTCTGTGCTTTGTTGTGTGCAGCTTTGAATGAAGAACCTTCACGCATTAGCTTCTTCATCATATCCATGTGCTTCTTAGAATGATGCTCTGAATGTTTCTTCAGAGTTCTTATCTGACTTAGACTAAGCTTTGCCATTTTTCTTTTTCTTTAATCTACGAACTAATAAGAAATCTTCTCTAGTAAGTTTACCATCACCAGTTTTGTCAAGATTCTTTTTTTGTTTGTCTGTTAGTTTTTTCATTTCTTAGAAATTCGTAATGATCTTCTTGATTTTGAATAACCAGATGCAGTTCGTTTTTGACCATCTGGCCCTTTTATATTTCCTTTGCAAACACGAACAGCGTAAGCATTAGCGTAAGCAGAAGGGTAGACCTTGAACTTACGCTTTGCTGCTGCTTTACCTCTAGCACATAATTTACCCATTACCAAATACGTTAGAACCAGCTAAACGTGCTTTTACATTTTCTGTATAAGATACGTCTTTCTCCCAACGAGGATCAGACATAGCAGTAACTACTTCTGCTGTAGATCTAAATGGTGTAGGTCCACTTGTTGCAGCACGACCTGAGTAAAGACTTGGTTCAACTCCCATAGCATTATTGTATTGTGAATAGATACCTTGAACAGCCAGCTTAATAGCAGGTCCATCTCCTGTATCAGTAAGTTTATTAAAGGCTTGGACTTCTTCAGCAGGTAGATTTTCCATAGCCCAAGAAACCATTTGACCATAGCTTTCATCTCCACCAACTGAATCTTTAATACCTTGTGCATCTACCTCACCTGCCATACCAGCATTGCGTAGACCATCTAAATAAGTATCAACAATTTGTTTTGAAAAACCAGCTTCACTTAGCTTGCTGTAATCATCTTCAGAAATTTCATCATTCTCTTGAAAACGATTTGATATATCTTGTGGATCAATACCAACTTCTTCTAATACAGAAGCAAGACCTTCTCCATAGTATTCTTCTGCATTAAATTCAGAATCGTTAGTTTCTGCTTCTTGTTGTTCTACTTCTTCTGCATTACCTTCTGGTTCTTCTCTAGTTTGATCTATAGCACCAAGCTTACCTTCTAGTTCTTTATAGCTATTAGCAAGATCCTCTACAGTTTTAAATTTGCCAGCATATAAACCATTCTCATCTTTTAAACCTTCCAAGTCTGAAGCAGACATTGGTGGTGTCTCTGAAACATTTACTTGTGATGAAGTCATAGTGGTTTTCTTTTAACTATAGTGAATTGTACTGCCATGTCTAGTAGTGACATCACCAGACTTTTCGGGTACAGGGTTTTTTT